GGCGGTGGTGGCGGCGCGGGGGGCGGCCGCCAGCCGCTGAGCTTCGGGCAATCCGTCGGGGCGAGCGCTCTGGGGGGCATGGCGGCCAACGCCGCGGGTCGTGGCAGCCAGGCCATGGCAGGCATTGCGCGGGGGCAGGGGGCGACCTCAATGGCCCTGGGCGCCATCCCCTTCGTCGGCCCGGCCCTGCAGGCGGCTGTGCAGGCCGCAGAGAGCCTGACTGACATCGCGGTGGGCCATGCGCAGGCGATGACGGCTACGGCCGGTCAGACGGGCATGGGCGCCATGGGGGGCATGGGGATGGGGCGGCTCGGCGTGAGCCGTTCGCAGGTGCCCGGGCGTATGGCTGCGCTCGCGCAGTCGAGTGGCATGCGCGGGGCCAACCTGCAGAGCTTGGCGGGGGCGGGCGCCCTGCGGATGCAAGAGCTGACTGGCGTCAATGCGGGGGGCATGGCGGGCGCCCTGGGCACGGCAGGCGGCAGCCAGAACGCCAAACAGGCGATGAAGTTCACGGAAGAGGCCATCGCGGCAGGGATGGAATCGGGCATCCGCGATGGCAAGCTCCCGCAGTTCATTCAGACGATAGCCCAGAACATCGAAAGCATGCGAAAGCAGGGCATCCAGGTGGACCCCCGCGGGCTCCCGAACCTCGTGCGCCAGCTGTCGAAATCCGGCCCCAGCCTGCAGGGCACAGCAGCTGTTACAGCTGCGCAAGGAGGTGTCGCGGCGATAAAGGGCGCTGGGAAAGGCGGGGGCTTCATGGACGCCCTGGCGCTGCAGGTGGCCATGGGGACCACGGATCCCAAGACGGGCAAGAAACTGACTGCCTTTCAGGCTGAGCTGGCGTTGGAGGCAAACCCGGAGAAGTTCATACCCTTGATGATGGACCGGATCGGTCAGATGGGGGGTAGCGACGAGGGGAAAGCCAAGCTGATACAGCAATGGCAGGGCGGATCGCTAGCGCAGGCCTACGACATAGCTAGGGGTGCTTCGGCGGGGAAGTTTGCAGGGGGACCCGGGGCAGCAAACGCAGCGGGTGGCGCAGCCTTTGTGAATAGAGAAGAAGAAGCTCAACGTGGCGGCCGCGGGCTTTCGGCGAGCGCGGCCGCGCTGCAGGGCCGACAGATCGCAGCCGGCCAAGGGGTTGCTGGAGACGTGTTCGCGATGCGGGGCGCCGAGATGGGCATGGCCAAGCGTGGCGCAAAGCTGGGCGGCGCGGCGGGCAGGCTGGCAGCGGGCGCAATCGACAAGTACAGCAGCGCCCTGTCTTCCAACGATCCCATGGGCGAGGTCATGAAGATATTCGCATCAGACATGGGGGGTATGTTCACGGGGATCGGGGATATCATAAGCAAGGCCATCAAGGACGCTACAGGGCTTGCGCCGGGCGAATCGGTGGGGGAGCTGAAGAAACAGCTGTCGACGCCGGAGGGCCGTGAAGAGGCGATGCAGGCGATGGTAAATATCCTGAAGGATATCTGGAAGTGGCTACAGAACTTGAACCCGGGCGAGTGGTTTACGGGCGGTATGGCTAACCTTGTGCCTGGGATATAGCCCGTGGCTACTCTCGGGGCGCTCGTAGATTCGGCGGTGAGCGCGTTCGCGCCTGCTACCCCGCGCGGCCAGTCTGCTTCCCACCACACGAGGTGCTACGCAGCTTTCTTCGCGGATGAAGGATTCAGTGGCGCGGTGGATTCGACGCCGGGCAGCGCGAAGGAACAGCCCTTCCACATCATCGGCTTGAATACGGCCAAGAGTTTCGGGCGTGCGGGCACCTGGACGCTCACGGTGAAGGGACGCAACGGCGAGGATGTGCAGGCGCTGTGGGACGACCCCGAGGATGTGTGGGTGCGCATCGTGGTCATCAAGGACGGCAGCCCGGCGGAGGTGATGTTCGGGCTGATGAACACGGTCACGGAGAGCATGACGCGGGGGGCGGATGGTGCGCGCAATGTGACGTACATGCTGAACGGCCTTGATTTCCACAAGGTGTTCGACAAGACACAGCTCCATATCAATATCCACGAGAACGCAGGGCAGCTGCCGATCATCCCGCTATACAACGCGGTATCTGAAAGCCTGATCGGCACACCCAACGAAATCCTATCCATACTGTTGAAGGCGTGGCTGGGGAACAACGGTCTGGCCGACAAGCAATGGGCACTTCCCAGCGGCTTGGGCGCCTCATTCTTCTTTGACCTACTGGGCCTCGATTTCGGGGACTTGCGCGGTAAGATATTTGATCCCGCGCTGTACAGCCCTGATCAAATGATGGGTCGCTCGCTGTGGCAGGTCATGACCGAGTACTCGAATGGCATGCTCAATGAGATGTACACCACGACCTACGAGGAGGTTCCGTTCGACGCCAATCGCCCTCCGCGGCCGCGACTGACTTTGCGGGAGCGGCCATTCCCGGTGCATGACAAGGGCAACCGGAGTTGGGAGGATTTACCGACGCACGATCTAGGGCTCGGCGATATCAAGACGAGGCGCATGTCGAAGGGCGCACCTGAGAGTCGGTACAACTACTGGCTGCTCGACGCCAAGGGGCTCACCGGCGACGGCCTTGGCGTGCAGTTGCAGATCCAGCAAGCATCGAACCGAGAGAAGGGGGTTCCTGGATCCGGGACAATCTACAACATCGAAGATATCAGGCAGCATGGCTTTAGGAAGTTCATGCAGAGCACGCGCTACTTCCCATTCCGTGAGGATCCAAAGTGGTTCGCACACGCCTCGCGATGGCTGCAAATGCTTCATGACTGGTATGCCGTCGCGCCGTTCGAACTGTCGGGCACGCTGTCTACGACTTCGATGTTCCCGAGCATCCAGATCGGCCAGCGCGTCCGCGAAGCTCGCAGGGGCGGAGGTCCCATCGTCTACTATGTAGAGGGTGTGACGAACGATTGGCAGTTCCCGGGGGCGGGCACCACCGCGCTGAATCTGACGCGCGGAGAAACCGAGGGCCGCCCGTTGCTCGACATGGTCTACGATCGGATAACGGGTAGCGGGGTTTCCGCCTTTGACACCGCGCAAGAGGCAGCTACCGGGCTTATCGAGGGCACCTCGCTGGGTAGCGACATCCCCCATGGGTCGGGCCCGCGCCTCGACCGGGCAGTAGGCCAAATCAAGACTGCGGAGCGGATCTACTTGGCCCGGCAAGGGCACGTTGTTGATGACCAGCAGCACATCACTAGGGGCGAGTTGACGGGCAAGCAAGACGACGATGTGCCGGATCTTCGGCCTGCGGATCTACCTGATCAGCAGGTGAGTTTGGAGGACGAAATCTTGGTAGGGCGCGCCAAGCCGCGCGAGCGCACGCAAGGGGGTAGCCTATCTCAGCGGGAGTTGGAGTCCGGGCGGCCGATGCCGACATTGGAGCCGAAGGATAACAGCACCGAGAACGCCGATCTAACGCGGGACCAGCAGGACGATAAGTGGCGGAGGCGGCGCCGATGAGCAGGAACAGGACGCATGTCGATCTGCAAACCGGGCGTACGATCAAGAGCGGCCTGAACCTGCACGAAGAGGGGCAGCAGGACGTCTACACCCCGCGGGGCACTATCTATCGGGCGGTCGTGCTGCGGACATTCGCGACCAATGACCCCGTGCGCACGGAAGGCCAGCGTAAAGACAGCACGCGGCTTTACGAGATCGAGTGCGATATCCTACTCACACGCGCACTAGTACACAAGCTTCGTGTGCCCGTGATGCAACGCAGCCATGGCGTCAACGATGCGGACCTGTGGAAGCCTCGCCCCAGCACGCGCGTGATCGGAACGGCGGGGCTCAGCATCACGCGTACGTCGCTCCGCGGGACGCCTAGCCAGCTTCCCCCGAATCTCGAAGACCTCGACGGTGACCAGGTGCTGGTGCAGTTCATTGAGGGGGACCCGGAAAAGCCGATCATCGTGGGGGCTATGAGCCACTCGAAGACGAAACGGCTGGTCATTGAGGGCAGTGGTTGGAGCCCTGGGACTGGCGGGGCGAGCACCCGAGGTACGCCAGAACTCGATGAGCGGTACGAGCGGTACCGAGGTACGGAAATCCGCATCAACGACAACGGCGACATGCTCTGGGATACGGTTGCCGCGAACCCTGTCGACCCTGACACCGAGGTACCCAACCCTGCGAGCGGCGGGCAGGTGCGTTTCCGCCTCAAGGGCCCGACTTCCGGGATTGTCGAGTCGCAGCACTTCGTCGTCGAGATCGACGGCACCGACATCTTGGATATGTTCGAGACGCTTGCCGGGCTACCTCGGATCCAAATGGTCGGCGGCAGCGAGCAGTTTATCCGGGGCACCACGCATGCGGCCAACTTGCGCACGCTCATGACGGCGACAGCGACGTTTGCGAATATCGCGGCGACAGCATGCGCGGCGGCCGATGTGGTGTCTCAGTCGCTGCCTATATTCGCGCCGTACATACCCGTGTGGGTGGCGCTGGGGAATGCCTTTGCGACATGGGGCGGGATGCTACTCCCTGTCCCGAGTTCTGCGGTATTACCTGTGCCCCCTGCGACTGCCCCTGTGGGTGTCTTTTCCGCGACGCTGGTGGATGGCGTGGCGTTGTCCACGAAGATCACCGGGGATTGAGGTAGGCTGATCCTGTGGCACTTCTTCGCAACGCACAGACCACCCTGAACGCAGTGGTGCCCGGCCTCCCGCTGGGCGACATTCTGTTGGGGGACATTGGTGCGTTCAAGAAAGGCTTCGTGTTCGAGGTCATCGACACGGGCGCCGACTTTCAGGGCCACGAAGCGCTGATCACCAAAAGCCTAGTACTCAATCCGCGGCGTTACACGATATCAGAGCCGTTCACGAGCACCCTGACTCCGTCCGAGGATGACACGGTCGTCGCCGAAGAAAACGGCATCCTCATCCGTGAGATCACGATCGAGGGCACCACCGGAATCACCAATAAGACAGAAGACGCGCTCAGCCGTGGCGGCGCAGTTGGGACTGGTGCCAGCGGTGTGGAGCACTTCCACCAGCTGCGGGATATGTTCCGTGAATACAGTCGCCTGAAGAAGGATCCCATACTCGCCCCGCGCATACGCATGATCTTCCACAACGTCAAAGAGGACGATCATTTCGTTGTTGTCCCCCGGGTGTTCGAGACCCCGCGGGATGCGTCGAGCAACCGCTTTCACCTGAACTACCGCATCACGCTTGCGGCTATCCAACCATACCCGCCGCCACCCAAGAAGACGGACTTGCTGGGCGAGCTAGGCAAGTTCGGGCGGGTGATCAAGGATATTACTACAGCGCTCAACTTCGCGCGTGCGAACCTCGTAGAGTTGATCGACGCCACCGAGATCCTACGCAGCAGGATAAGGAACCCCGAGGAGTTCCTTATCAATAGCGCCCTGTGCATCAACGCAGTAGCCGATCTAGTTGACGGCGTGACCATCACGATTGCGCTGTCACAGGAGTTCTACGAGGTGAACGCCGATCTACTTGAAACGGTGCAAGAGCAGCTTGAAAATGATATCGATTCGCCGCCGACAGAAGTTGAGTTTCGCTTGGCGCGGATCATCAAAGACCTACGTTCAGCGCTGGAGCGAGTACAGCAGCACACCGAGCAGTTCTCCCCGCCCCTGGGCGAGGATATATCCGCCCCTTTCGCGGGCGATCGAAATCTGACAAACGCAGATCTCAAGGACAATACCGCAGGCGCTTCAAAGGGCACACGTACACGGCTTGTGTTGGGCGGGGGCCGTAACTTAGGGCTGAACCTAGGGGCCTTCAACAGCACGCGGCTGAGCAGCATCGCGGCGGGCAGTACCATTGACGGTATCGCAACTCGGGAGAACGTGCCGCGTGAGGCACTGATCGCCCTCAACAACCTACGCTTCCCCTACATCGCGCGCGGGGGAGGGCCTGGTACACTGGAGCCGGGCGATCCCATACTCATCCCGGTGAGGGCGGCAGGCCAAAGGACCAACACGTCGCCGAGCGGGGAGTACCTGACCCCTGAGGAGATATTGTACGGGGTGGATCTCGCGCTGGACCCGGCCCTCGCAGAAGTAGGCGTCTTCGACATTCTGGTGGATGTCACGCACGGCGCACTTGATGCGCAGCTCGTGAAGGGACTCTCCAATGCAACGCAGGGCATCCAGATCATCGTGAGTACGGAGCGTGGCGCAACTGATTTCATCCCTGATTTAGGCATCAAGCGTACGCCGGGTGTGCAGGGGACTGTCCGTAACATGCTGGTCGCGAGCATGTATTTACGTGAGGCTATCTTGAGCGATCCGCGCGTGGAGTCGATCATCAGTACCCGTATCCAGTTGACGGGTGATGTCCTGACCCAGGAGATTTCGCCCCAGCTGATCGGCGACCGGGACAACGTCACTGTGGTAGTACCATTTGGAAAGGCTGCGCAGTAAATGCCCCTATTCAAGCCCCGAGCCCGCCCAGAGATTTTGCGAGACATGATCGCGCGCGTGATTGCGCGCTCGACCCTGGTGGGCCTACTGCGCAACAGCGTGGTGTTCCACACGCTGGCAGCGGCTGCGGACGAAGACGCCGAACAGTATTTCCAACTGGTGAACCTGCGCGCCGTGTTCTCGATCGACAAGGCAACAGGCTCCGACCTTGACGAGCGGGCACTGGAAATCCAGCCCGGGACGATCAAGCGCCGCAAGAGTCTGTTCGCCAGTGGTGACGTCACCTTGTTTCGGCAGGGCACCGTGGGGAATCTGAATATCCCAGCGGGTACCATCGTGGCGGCCGAGGATGAGGGTGGTCAGGTCAAGTACCGCACCACAGTCGCGGCGACGATTCTGGCGGGGTTCGATCAGGTGATCGGGATCGGCGTTGTGGCGCTCGAAGCGGGCAGCCGGGGCAACGCGGCCGCGGGGACCATCAACCAGATCGTGAGCCGCACACCCGGCCTTACCGCGGTATCCAACCCCGCGTCGTTCGATAACGGCCAGGATCGCGAGGGCGACGATAGATTTCGCGCCCGGCTCAAGCTCTACGTGCAGGGCCTGTCCCGTGGCACCCCGGTCGCCATCCGATCCTTTGCGCTCAATGTGCAGCTCACTGACGGGCGTCGGGTGCTGTTCGCAAGCGTGTTCGAGCCGATCCTCCCCACGGGCAGCTACGACGTATTCATCGACGACGGGGCGGGGAACGTCGACGAGTTTAGCAACGCGTTCATCGGCCCAGTGGACACCCTGATCAGCCCTGCGATCGGCGGTGAGATCAATGTGTTCACATCTGCACGCCCGATCCGCGATGACGGATCCTTCGTGGCCTTCAAAAATGCAGTCGCGATGGTGCGCGGGGTGGACTACGTCATGAACTCGGCCAACGGACAGTTGGAACTCGTGGCGGCCCTCGTGACAGGCGACATTATCACGGCCAACTACCGCTTCTACACAGGCCTCATCCAGGAGACTCAGCGTGTCGTCGACGGCGACCGAGCCACCCTGGTGACCCACCCTGGCGTGCGCGCGGCGGGAACTCGCGCGGTTGTGAAGCCCGCCAACGTAGTTTTTCAAACGCTTGCGGCCAGCATTTCGGCTGCCAGCGACTTCGATGTCAGCTCGGTTATCGAGCAAGTAACTGCGGCGATTCAGGGCTACATCAACAACTTGGATATCGGTGAATCGGTCATCGTGGCTGAGATCACGGAGCGCGCAATGGCCGTCGATGGGATGTTCAACTTCCAGATCACCGATTTGAGCGGTACATTTCCAGCGGTGGACCAGTTCATCCTACCAAACCAGGTGGCCCGCATCGTGTCGGCGAACCTGACCATCGTCTGAGGCAACCAAATATGACCGCACAAATCGTCTTTGATGCAGGGGGAGGGCCGGTCGTTGGATCGATCTACCTACCTGGCTCTGACGTGAGTACGCCTGTCACAGCCTCGAACGCAGATAACACGGGCGTATCCGGCTTCCGCTGGGAGATGCTGGATGCCCCAGCCCCGAGCGTGCTCAACCAACCACTCCCGCCCGCGACATTTGGCAGCACTGAAGTATTCGTACCGGACGTGAAGGGCCACACGATCCTCGTGCGACTCACGACCTACACGGACCTGGCTCGAACCATCGTCGACGCGGTGAGCCAAGAGACCATCAAGGTCAGATTCGATCCGCCCTTCGACTGGGTTATCCCGGCAGCACAGGAGTCCGTCGAGGCCAATGAGATCCGCGGCTGGGCCGAAGACGTCAACACCATCCTGCGGGATATTCACGGCATCATTCAGAGTGCGGGAGCGGGTGCGAGCTTCCGCGTGATTTTGCCTGGCGAATCGAAGTCAGTCGGCCCCAACTCGCGGTCGTTCTTCGGTCCTGACGTCAACATTGAAGCTGGCGGCGACCTCAGTATCTCCGATCCGCTGGGCGATCTGTCCGGATTCACCCACCGCGAGAATCACACGGTAGATGTGATCCCCTACGGCGGCTCGCGGTTTATTCAGGGCGAGGAAGTCATGCGCGTCGAGCAGCTGACTGTGGCGGGCCGCCTGGTCGTCTACGGGCGCCTGCAGGAGATTGCGCCCGCGGATGCGCAGCTGGCTGCTTACACCACGCTCGACCCCCTCACGCGGAGTGCCAACTTCGGGATGTTGCCGAAGCTCCGTCATCCAGTAGATATCAGCGCAGGCAATGTGATCGCAGAGCTTCCGCTTGCGGGGCTCGTGCCCACCGACACGGAATCGTGGGTTATCATCGAGGGCGATGCCAACGGCAACACGCTGTCGATAGCAACCCAGCCCGGGGACACGCTGGGCAAGCTGGCAGCTCCGAAGACAGTCGAGCCGTTGGTTACAAGCCTGGCATTCGCAGGATTCCGATCGAATGGTGTCAATGTTTGGTACCAGTTCACGTAGGCTTTTGAGGAGATCCCATGAGTTCCGTCACACAGACCAAAGTTGATCCAACCTCAGTGCCTACCCCGGCGGCGGGGCAGACTGCCCAAATCGTCGATCTCGCGGGCGTTCGCCGGGCAAAGCAAGACGATGGGTCGGTCGATCCGGATAGCCCCAACGTCGCGACCTCCATCGAGCCGAGCAGCCCGAGCACGCCGATCCCAATCACGGGTGGTGCGGGCACCGTGGGCGCCGTGCTCACGAAGACGACCGACACGGGTAACGGCGAGCTAGGGTTGGAAGATCCACGTGCTTTCGGTACGAGCCGCAACACCGTGCAGCTGCGCGGGCCCGTGACCGCGGGCGCGCAGACGAATGACCTACAGCTCGGGGAAAAGCTGGTTGTGGACCTCGAAGCCATCGCGGGCCCGCACGAGGTGCTGCTGCCTTCGGCGGCAGACCCGTTGGACGCGGGGCGCTCCGTCAGCATCAAGATCTTCGGAGACGCCGATGGCCAGACGCTCACGCTCACGCCCGACGGCGGCGACCTACTTGATAAGGATCAGGCCACGCGCACACTGACCGTCGACCGCCAGTTCGTCACATACAGCGTCCGCTTCGGTGGCGGCGGGTGGCTGGAGGGCAGCGAGTAGCGTCATGGGTATCCCGAACTCAGAGTTGCTCGCGATCATTGCTGCGGCTAGCGTAGCCGCCGAGCATGACTTGGTGCTCGATCCACTGGGCGTAGCCGATGGGAATGTCTTCACGGACTACGCGGCATTGCTAGCAGCAGTTGCCTTACGGGATGGGTTTGTCCGCGTCTTTGTCAAAAGTGACGTCACGATATCGACGGGATCGTTTGGTGACGAGGTATCCCGAATAGATTTCGTCGGGGACCTCGGACCGGGGGCCTTCCCCATTTTTACCTTCGACGGGGACGCGACCCATACGGCGGTTCCACGGTCTATCTTGTTCATAACTATCTCTGTGTCTGCTAGTGCGACTGCGTCCCCGTTTGTACTCAGCGCCCTGATTCTCAGCTTGATGCAGGCGAGCACCTCTTCATTCGTCACAGCGGCTGGAGGTCAGCCTGTATTTCGTCTGACTGATCCCCGCGTGCTAGTACTGGTCTGTCGATCAATGGAACTGGAGGTCAATGGCGCTGTGCCTATCGTTGACCTAGCGGGCGCTGGGCAACTGAGTTTGCAGCTATATCCGCCCTCCCTGGATGACGGTAACGGCATCCCCGTCGATGCGGTCATCGCGGCCGCGGGCACTCAGGTTGACATTATTCTTACGGAGCCTACCTCGCAGGCCCCTCACCCGCGGGATATGCCGGGGGTGAATGCCGGAGCGTCAGTATCCTACGGCCCCCTCGGCCTTGCTGGTCTTGTGATCGATCAAGCCGATATCAGCAGCAACACCACGATCAGAAGGCCCAACTCAGTCATCAAGTTGGCTGTATCGTCCGCGTTCACAGTCACGATCAATCTCTCCGACGTCAACTTGGAGAGGGGCCACTTCTTCGAGTTTGACACGACCCCCGCCGGGGCTGATTTCCCGGTCACGATCGCCCTGGTAAACGGCGGCACTTTTGCGGACGGATCGGCATCGAAAACGATTCAGCAAGGTCTCGGCCACTGGCGAATGGTCCGTACCGCTTCCGGCACGTGGGCCTTCTTTGGCCCTGACGGGATAGAGAACAGTGCGCAGGGCCCCCTTCATGTGCGGCCGGAGGCTGTTACTACGAATGCTACGCCTCTGGCCCTTCATACGCGCGCTGTGGCGGTCAATGATCAAGTGCTAAGCATTGAGGCGATTGTCTCGGGGTATGACACCACCAACAATGAGCAGTACAAATATCGGCTGACTGGCCAAGTAAAGAATATCACGGGAACGCTCACCATAGTCGCTAACACTGAGGTGATCGTAGAGGATGACGCGACTGCGGATGCTGTGCTGGTTGTGAGTGGCACCAATACAATCGTGCAGGTCACCGGTCCTGTGGCGAAGACGATTGAGTGGAAATCCGAGATCAACTACACGCAGGTGAGCCCATGACCACCAATCTCGCATACCGAATGTGGCTCCGGGGAGCGCGCAAGCGGCTACTGGATCCTGACGAGCGCGTGAAGATAATCGCCTTGCGTGACGCGCCTACCACGAAGGCGGACTCGCGCGGGATGCTCGATTACGCGCTCACGGAAACGCAGGCGGAATACGACGCGAAGATCAAGGACGCCAACTAAGAGGCGCGGGAAAAGGACACCTCATGTCACGTATCAGCCTAGTCAAACGGAACCCTGATCTGCAGCCGCCCGCGGACAAGGGTCAGCGAGATCTCGTCCTCGATCTCGATGGCAACATGGGCACCCGCGATGAGTTCGGGGACAACCGCTTCGGAAACTTCGACGGCTCGCCGCAGACCTATGCTGCGCAGGTCTCGCGCCCCGCGCTGGTCGACAACGCGGCGGTGTTCTTCGGCGAGCTGGTCGGGAGCATCACGCAGGTCTTCGCGCGGCTACAGGACAACAGCGTCCTGCAGGTGACGGGCGCAGGCGATGCGCGCGCACTCAACTGGAAGGGCGGCACGCCGGGCAGCCCCTACGTCAACGGCGACACCGCGGTGGCTGTGGCTGGTCAGATGATCATGGTCGATGTGGGCAGCGGCGAGACCGTTACCGTCAATGTGCCTTCGTCGCTGGCGAACACGGGCCGTTCGTTCGAGGTCTTCAACACCAACGACAAGGATGCAGGGTCGAACGGAGATGTCGTCTTCCACCCGCTGGATGCCAGCGATAAGATCGGGTCTCAGGTGTCAGCCGGGGGCGATGCGCTGATCGACGGCAGCGGCGGCGGGTCGGCTGACATCAACGGCATCATGCTGCGCTCGGACGGTTTCGGCGGATGGCGCCCGATGCTCACAGGACAGGGCGATGTCCTTGCCGCAGTCTGATCTAGTCTGGCGATGGCAGCTGACACTTCGCGAGCGTTTCGCGGGATTCAGGTTCGTGCGCTCGACGGCCGAGCAGACCAAGATCGGCATCGAGGTCCGGCCCTTTCTACAGCGCAACGATCCGTTGCCTGGTCACCCGGGACTGACCTACCGATTCGGGCTTGCACACGCGGGCGCCGCGCTCGGAGACATTGCACGCATTCGGGAGGCCCAGCCGGGCTTGCCGCACACAGGGGACGACAGAAGCGGTATTGTGGTCTTCGATGGGCAGACTCCGATCGCGAGCTACACGGTCTACGGTCGCGAATCGGCGCCCCGTCACCGGATGTTCGTTACCTCGCCCTACCGGGGTCGGGGGCTGCCGGTCGTCATTCTGCTGGAATGGTACAAGCGGACAATGCGTGTGCGCGAGATGACGCCCCAGGTGATGAATGGCGGGGGCGTGAAGGTCTTTCTAGCGGCGCAGGTGGCGGTTACCGAGTGGGCCATCGCCAGCGGCCAGAGCGTCCCTGCGGCCGTCCGTGCGTCCCTCGGGCCCGACAGTGAGTACTTGATCGATCTGGCGGCCCAGGTCGACGCCAGCGGCGAGGCGGTGGTGGTGAGCGCGCCTGCGCTCCCTTAGCCGCTGGTTTCCTTCGGGGCCCCAATGGTAGGGTGAGTGCATGGGACAATGGGGCAAAGGCAGTTGGGGCACAGGACAGTGGGGAAACGCCCCCGAGGTCAGTGCTCCGCTCCCCAGCTGTTCCGGCGCGGGTAACTGGGGTACGGGCCTGTGGGGCTGCGGTCCGTGGGGCGGCGGCGGGCCACCGACGCTGGGTGCCATTTCGGTGGCCCTGTGCGACGTCAAGGGCGGCACAGTGCTCGGGGTGTTCGGGGCTAACTTCACCGACCCGACGCTCATCGAGGTGGTGAACAATGCGGGCACGATAGTATTCGGGACGGCCGAGTACTTCGAGGCGCGGCTGGATCTGCGCGCGGGCAAGATCCTCGCGGGGTTCCCGGCCCTTGCTGCGGGGACGTACGGTATCCGAACCACCACGGCTGCGGGCACATCGGCCGTGTTGCCGGATGCCGTGACCTACGCCGTCTTTGCGGAAGAGGGGAAGGTTCAGCGGGTGCGGCGTCGCTACGCTGATATCTGGGCAACGGGCAATCGGATCCTGCAATGACCACACGGAAAGGCAGCGGCCTATTCTCGGCCATGTTGGATGCGGTTCACGGGGCCGACGAAAAGATAGGGGGGCAGGCGGTCACGCAGCTCACGGCGCCCCTGTTCGAGTCGGACGCTGTGATCCAGCTCGCGAGCACGATCGGCTTCGGCGAGTTTGAGGACGGCCTAGGCGATGCGCTCGTGGTGATCGGCCGCGAGATTATCTATTGCTCGGGGCGCACGCTCACGTCGTTCACCATCGGGCAACGCGGCGTCGACAGCACGATCATTCGCGCCATCTATCCGCCGAAGACGGTGGCGTTCGACCTCGCGCAGAACACCAGCGCGCTCGACCTCACGCGCCGCGGGATGCTCGTGCGGTTCGCCATCGGCACCGACCTGGATATTGTCGGGCGCAACCTAGGCATGGAGAAGTGCCCGGGGCTCACCGATTCGATCTGGCGCAAGATCATCCAGGACGTGGCCTACCTAGCGAAGCAACCGCTGGGCGCGATTGAGATTGCGCTCGAAGCGCTGCTCGGGGTCGGGAACTTCACGCTGTTCGAGCGCACGGTGAGCAGCCCCAGCCGGTTCTTTGTAGACATCGACATCCCGGTCACCAACGACCTGCAGGGGAAGTTCTATCTCAACTTCGGAGAGCCGCAGGTGGTGCAAGCGGGTGGTATTATCGACGTCACCTACCCCATTGTGGCATCGCCGTTCGTGGGCACGGGCGCATCCGGCAACATTCGTGTGGTGAGCGGCGCGTTCTTGGTCGACGGGGAGACTTTCATTCTGAACGACGGCGTCAATCCGCCAGTCACCTACGAGTTCGATAGCAACGCTAGCGTGCTCCCCACGCCGGTTCTGCGGCCTGTGCCGTTCACTGCTACCAGCACAGAAGAGGATGTGCGGGACGCCATCGTGGCGGCCATTGTGGGGACTCCCCCGACGCAGACCATCGTTGCGGCCGCGGTAGGAAACCAAAACGTATCATTCAACAACTCGACAGTGGGTGTGCTCGGCAACATCGCGATTATCAGCACGGTTGCAGATACGACGTTCGCGATCACGGGCATGGCAGACGGGGAGGACGCGGGCACACAGGGGGTGTTCGGCGTGTTCTTAGATATCCAAGCCTCGCGCGAGGGCACGCGGGATGGCCTGACCGACTTCTTCGCAGGCGGTAGCTTCGTCGGGCAACAGATCACGTTGGGTGTGGACCCGGGCCCGGGTACGCTGGTGGTCGTGGACTACAATGCGCATGCTGCCCACTACGTGCCCCCCATTGCTTTCGTGAATGACGGAACCGACTTTCCACCGTATTTCTCCGACAACCTGTTGAGCGCCGTGTGCTTGCTCGACCAAGTACGTGCCGCGGGTGTCGGCATCGAGGTATCCGCGAGCCCATGAGTAGTAAAGACCGATTTTGGATGAAGGTAGATAAGAAAGGCCCTGTGCCGGAGCACTGCCCTGAGCTGGGCCCTTGCTGGGTGTGGACGGCGCATGTGCAAAACTATGGCTACGGGCAGTTCTGGTTTGAAGGCAGGACAGTCCTGGCCCACCGTCATAGCTGGGCTCGGCATCAGGGGACTATTCCAGAGGGTCAATGCGTACTCCACAAGTGCGACAACCCTTGTTGTGTTCGAGGCGCACATTTGTTTCTGGGCACGAGAGACGACAATATGCGTGATAAGGTAGAGAAGGGTCGCCAGGCCGTGTTGGCGGGGGATCAAAATCCCAACGTCAAACTTTCTGATCGAGACGTCGAAAGGGTACGCAAGATCGTGACCGCAGGCGAAACACACAGAGCTGCGGCAGCCAGGTTTGGCGTGAGCAGAAGTCTGGTGACCAGCATCATAAATGGCAGGATTAGAAAGGCGGCGGCGTAATGACAAGGCGCGTGAACTTCTCATCGCAACAGCGCGTCGATCAGCCTGACGCACTGGCCATCGGCACATTCGCGACGATGGACGCCCGTCGCATCTTGCGGCAAACCCTCATGGGCACCGACGCCAACCAGGGGGTCGATAAGGGCCGGATCATCCGTGGCTTCGCTGTGGAGGCCGAAGACCCAGGGGTGGGCCCCCGTGTCCTCGTGCGCATGCAGCTGGCCACCGGCGTCTACAGCGGCGCCATGGCCGCGATCAACAGCGGCGCGGGCACGCTCGACTGGGGTCAGATTGCAGGCGGCGCCGATGGCCTGGGCAACCTGGAGGGCAGTGCGCAAAACCTGCTGGACTTCACCAGCCAGCCTCCCGGGGACTTCGATGTCAAGCTGCGCGCGGTGTTCGGGCCGGGCCTCAAACGAAACCGTGCGTTCTGGAACCCCGCTTCAAACGCCGAGTTTATCCAACTCACCCCCACACGCCTACTACCCCAGTGGGAAATCGCCTTCCAGAACCACACTGACCCAGAGTGGGTAACCCTAGGCCGCGTTGCTTGGGATGGGGTGAGCATCGCCGCGGCCGATATCACCGACCTGCGCGAGTTCCCGCTCGAAGGCACCCCGAAGCCCGTACAGCTGTTTGTCGATCAGTGGTCGTTCCCCGCTCAAACCGGCGATGCGGACAACTTCGGCGTGGGGAACTTCGACCGCGGAGATGACCGCGGCACCGTGCAGTTCCCGGGCGTGTGGGCAGCCACGCGCGCGCTTGCGCGGCAGATCCAAGACATCAAGGGCGGCCGCGATAAAGACCTGCGTTACGACTGGTTTTCGCTGCCCGCGAGCGCGCCCGGCTTCTATGCCGATAACAACAACATAGGCACCACGCGCACGATGCGCATGCTGGACACGGTCACCTTCACGTGTGCGGATGGCATCACGGACCACGGCGACTTCAATGGGCTCGATTCGATCTTCAACTGCTTCAAGTTCATCGCGGACAACCCGACGCTGACCCCCAACAGGATCACTATCCTGGTGAAGACCCGCAGCGTGGATTCGCCTACGTTCACCTGGAGTGATCAGATCTCGATCGGCGGGGATAAGAGCATCACCCTTGTAGCCATTGGCGGAGGCGCTCCGTCATCCGACCCCATCTTGGATCTGCCGCAAGGCACAGCGATAATCATAGGCGACACGCTGGTCAGTGGCTCCATGCTCAACTTTACCGGCAGCGCGATAGGATCGCTACATGTAGAGAACATCACGTGGGTCTCAGTGCTGGATACGGTCGGCATAATCAGCATGAACCAAGAGTCATCGTTCTCCATGAAGAACTCGACTCTCACATCCCCAACCTTCACTGACGATTTGACGACCGTCACGCCCACACTTCGGTGCCCCAACACAAGCCTGGTAATCGAAGACTCCCTACTCGTGGGCCTGATCTATATCGGAGGAAAGGAAACTGCGCCTGGCGCGCCCATCCCAGAGGAGAGGGACCTCAACTGGACGTACGGCCGGATAATCAATACTCGAATCTTCGGTCACACGCGGTTCCGTTACGACGATCCCGACGGCACCGACGAGGATGATGCGTGGTTCTACGCCAACAATATCTCGGTGGAGGGCTGCACGTTCATCACGGTGGTGTCCAACAACAACAGTTTCGCAACAGTGGCGATGGTGGATCTCGCGGGCTGCCGGAACATGCGTTTCGAGCAGTGCAACTTCCAGTACGCGGGTGACGAGACCGCTATCCGGGTCAAGTCAGGGCCGGTCGTCTTCGGAACGCGTTGGTCGACGCCAGAGCACATCACGTTTGACGATTGCTTCTTCAAGCTATCCAACGACTCGGCTCATCCCGGCTTCCAGACCGGAGCAGGCGGCGCGGGCGGCACCTTCGGGACAGGTTGGGCAATCCGCCTGTACGGGGAGGAGTTGGGGGGTCCGGATCCTCTCGTCGGGCCAGACCAGCTGCCGCGACATATCCGTGTCGAGGGCTGTAGATTCGACGCTGGGTTCAATCCGCTCACATCGCTGGACATCGTCTCACCTGCGGACGCGGGCTATATCTCTGCCACCGATACGCGGTTCTCGCACTTCTCTAAGAATAGGTTCGTGAACTGGACGACGCCTTTGCCGGCCCAGAACCTCGATACCCAACGGTTGGTGCTATTCAGCGCGACGACCCTGGGCGCCACGATTGAGGGGAACAGCGACAACTTTTTCAATGACAACTTTATCGGCGACTGGCACAGCAGCGGCAATGGTGCGGGTAGGTGGGGCGACGGCAACATGAACGCCTTCATGGTTTCAGTCGCCGACCGCATACAGGTTCGAGGCAACGTGATCTCCGCCTTCAGGAGGGGCAGCAGTTTCATACCTGACCTCACGCAGGCGTTGCCGACAGCGATGCTGGTGCAATCGACGCTGAACGCAGACATATCGTACAATCAGTTCGTCGGCTGGCGCGTATCCGCTACCCCGCTAGATAATATCTGTGTGGGGTTCCTTAGCGCGAATGTGGGGGTCGACTTCAGCCACAACAAGTTCGTCGAATGCGGAGGCAACAACATCGTAGCCACCGCAGCGGCGACACTGCTCGACTGCAGTTTCACAGCCAATCGCTTTCTTGTGGGTCAGGACACGTCAAAGTTTTCGTCGTGCATCGACTTCACCACGCTGGGCGCTGGGGGGGACTTCATCACTTACGTGGGCAACTCCTGGGACTACCAGGGGGCGCACATCGGCGTGCAGGACCCCGCGTGCGTGCGTATCGATACGCTATTTGGTATGTTTTCGGCGAACCAGTTCAGTAACGGAGACGCCTTCCATCCCACGGGCACGGGGCCATTCGCCTTCTTCGTTGGTTGGAATAGTACGGAACGTCTGAGCCTGGTGTTCGACTACATCACCTGAAGGGAGTTCAAGATGGATGCAGCAACGGTAGGTGAGTGGCTTGGTATCTTCGAGCCGTGGTGGCCTGCCATCGCGCAGATTGTGACCTTCTGGTTTGTCGGTCAGGTCATGAAGAAAAACGTGTGGACCAAGGCGAGGGCCGTCGACAGTATGTTTTTCGATCTCATGCGCAGCACGATGGGTCTGCACCCCATGATCGCCGGGGCGTGCTGGGGCGCCTGCTACCCGTTCATGCCCGCGGTCGCGTCCGTGGGTACGCGCGGGGGTGCCATCACGCAGGGCATCCTGTGCGGCGTACTGAGCGTCCTGGCGTTCAAGGCGCTGGAGTACTACGCCGAGGCGAGGGGCAAGACTGGCCTGCTACGGTTCTTGCGGGAGACCGGCGACCGGCCTACGGTGCGTCCGTGAGCAACGCGAAGAAGTATGCGGCTGCAGTGGTGAGCGCCATCGCGGCCGTGCTAGCGTTTCTGCTCTATCGTAAATACCAGTCGAACCACGTCGACACGATCAAGGATGCACTCGTAGTCGCGAGGGCCGAGACCGAGGTCAAGGTGCTCGACGCGAGGCGCGAAGCCCTTGAGCAGGATATCGAGGACCGCGACGAAGAGATCGCGGTGGTCAAGGATCAGCTCGTGGTGAGTAAGAGGTCGATTGTCGAGGCACGGACCATGGTCGAGTACATGGACGAAGATGCGATGCTCGACCAGTATCGAAAGCTCGGGTACTTGTGAGGGCGCTCGCGATGGCCATGGTCGCCCTGGTCGCCTGCGGTAGCCCCGTACTGGCCCAGGAGGTCTGCCTACCGGTCAAGGCGCACCGGGCCATCCTCGCGGACATCCTCGAACTTCGTGGCGACCCAGACAAGCCCGAGAGTACCGGCCTGCGCGGGCGTGTGGGACTGCTCGACACCGAGCTGGGGCTGCAGCGGGCCCAGGTGGTCGATCTGCGCCTCGCCAAGGATCTCGCAGTGCAGGCCAAGGAAACGGCCCAGGGGGCGCTCACGGCGGCCGCGGCGGGCCAGCGGCGGGCAGAAGAGAGCCGTGACGCCTGGTACCGCGCTCCGGCCCTGTGGCTGGCGACAGGAGTACTGGGGTCGCTCGTGATCGCCCTCGCCGTCGACAAGATTCAGGAGTAGCGCGAAATGTTGCACACGTTGGCCCTCATCATCGCAGCCCCGACCTTTGTGTGGGGATATTCTTACGTGTTCGGTGCCCTACTGATTGGCATCGCGCGGGATTTCGAGATCCGGGGGCGCGCAATGCCCTCTGCAGTCTGGACCGAGGCGTGGGGGGACCGCTGGAAGTACAGCACGACCGTGTGCCGCGGGATCATCCTACACCCGTGGTCGGAGTACGATGCGCGGACATGGGAGCACGAGAAGGTGCATGTCCGTCAGGCAGAGGATCTGTGCTTCCTCGGGCTCGTGCTGGGCCTACTGTTCGGCGCCCTGTGGGGCGACTGGGCTCAAGGCGGCCTGATCTGGCTGCTGTCGCCCTTCGGTCTCGGGCTCAACTACGTGATGGCAGGATTACGCGCGGGCTCGCTGGCGACCTACCGCGGCGCCGAGCACGAGCGGGCTGCCTACGACCACACGGATCACTTGGGCGACTGAGCGCGGCCGCGCTTGAGCAGGCCGGCTACGTGCGCCTGGACCTGCTGTAGGGGGCTCTTGGGCGGGCTTTCGGGCGGCGAGCGCTTGGGAGGGTCTTCGCGGGTCGCGGGGGCTCGCGGCTTGGCTGCGCGGTAGGCCATCATCGCGTCCATCGGAGCGTACTCCTCTTTCTCGCTCCATACGCTTATCCGCATCACCCGAGGTGTGCCGTTGGGTAGAGACTCGATGTCCGCCTTTATCTCATCGAACTGCGCCTGGTCGACGGGTTTGTACGGCTTCTCTGGGGCAGGTCGGGTTGTCGGCGTCACTTCGGGCATGCGCACAGACTCTCACTTTTCGAGACGGTCAGCCAGTATGCGCAGCCCTCGCGCCACGAAGGCCCGGGCCAGCCCGCGCGCGTGGAAGATGCGCTGTTCGAGTCGCTCGCGAGCGGTCGGCGGGAACGGATCGGGGCCAGAAAACCAGATCCCGTCGCCTTCTGGCTCCTCCGGAGCGATTTCAGGCGGATCGGGGGGAGCTGCGATACCTTCGTCCCGCAGCATCGCTGGTCCTTCGTCCTCGTCTATCTCACCGAGTAGTGGGTGCTGTACTCGCCTGCTCACGCCTTGCCTTGGTCCTGGTGCCGATGTGCTCCATGAAAATGAGGGCGGCCGGGGCTAGGGGGAGTTGCCGCGTAGGGTGTGCGGCGGGGGGCCCCAACCGCCCTCACCTAAGTAGTATCTGATAAGTTGCGTTGCTGCCGGAAATACTGATGGTCCGGCCTATCGTGATAACCACTACTCAAGACGCAAGGGCAGCTCCCCTTCCTTCGGAAGGGCTTTATACAGCGATCGATCTTCATAATCAGAATGAATGAGCGATCTCAGTGAACATCGCGATTTATCGCGGTCCACTGAAAACGACGATTAGCCGGACACACTTACGTCCGCCGTTGTCGCCTATACGCATCTGCTTCCGAACGCTCTTGCAGGACATGTGTGGCTGCCAGCAAACACACGCCCCCCTTCTCTTCACCCCGCGACCCATGGCCCCCAACATTCTACCGTCACAGCCCGTAGGCCTTCACCGGCCCATGGTTGGGCGCATTCCTCCGCGAGGATCCACAGCAAGGCTATTTCCGTCACCAACTGCGACCCCGACTATTTGCTGGGGTGCGGGCACCTTTGCACGTGCTCGACGGAAAAGAAAAGGGCGGCCCGAGGAAAGTAGGAAATAACCCGGGCCGCCCAGAGCACTTGTGACGCTGCGCTCAAGCCCAGAGATCAGCATGGTCCGCGCCGCAGATCAACCAAATACGGGAGTTTTTGTGTCTCGCGGACTCCAGCCTATATCCGCTACATGCAGAGTTCATGCACCTTTGGCGCCAGAACAGCTACACGATGATCCAGGGCGCCCCACGCTGGTTTCTCGAACATCTAGGCCTGCACCTGTCGGTCCCAGTCGAGATGGGGACGTTGCCGGGCCAGCGCTTCGGGCGCGTCTACAAACACCGCGAGGACTGGTACGGCTCGCTGCTACTCGGTAATCGCGTCGCGTCCGGCCTTACCGACCGGGTTGTGACCATCGCCCACTACTACTCGCAGCAGGGCTATCACCTGCCCGTCGAAATCCACGACAAGCGCGAGGTGCCCTCCGATTGCTACCCCTGGCACAGCCTCACCGCCAACTTCCGCCCCTACCAGGATTGGGTGCATGAGCGGATCTTACGGAGCGACGGCACGGGCGTGATCGATGCGCCTCCACGCTCAGGCAAGACGCTCATGGCCGCCCGCGCGGTAGATCAATACGCGCAGCCGACGATCATCTTGGCGCCGTCACTGGCCATCGTGCGTCAGACTTACCTCGCGCTCGTGGGGATATTCGGTAGTGAGTTGGTCGCGCGCGTTGATGGCGACACGCCGAAGTCGCAGCGAGATATCTCAAAACCCATTGTGATTGCGACGGTACAGAGCGCGGTGAAGCTCCCACGTGAGTTCTGGGATACGCGCGGGATGCTCATCGTCGATGAGTTCCACCATGCGGCGTCGGATACCTATCACGTCATCAACGATCTCGCGCGTAACGTGTACTACCGCTTGTGCTTCACGGGCACGCACTGGCGCACGGGTGAAGACGGGATGGCCATGGAGGCTATCTGTTCACGAGTGCTCGCGTCGGTACCGATCCCCTACCTCGTGGAGCACAAGTATCTGGCCGAGCCCTACGTGCATTTCGTTCCGTTCCGAGCCCCGCCGTTTCCGGCGGGCGATTGGAAAGAAGCGCATCACCTAGGGATCATCGAGCATGAGATGCGCAACGATCTTGTCGTGAGCTACGCGAATCAGCTGGCAGAGCAAGCGCCGGGTATCGTGCTCACGAGCAGGCGTGCGCACGCGGATTATCTGGGCGAGCGCATTGCGGAGAGCGAGGTGGTGAAGGGTGGGGCGGGAGCGCTCACTGGGAAGGCCATTGACCGGTTCAAGGCTGGGGCCTATCCGGTACTGGTAGGTACGAGTGTGATCGGGGAAGGGGTAGACCTTCCTAACGCGGCATGGCTGCTCTACGCTGGAGGTCTTGGTGGCAGTGTGCAGATGATGCAGTCGTTTTTCAGGCCGCTCACGGCAAGCGTGGAGACGGGCAAGACCCATGGTCGGGTCTACGATTTTCGGGACCTTCATCATCCAACGCTGCAGCGCCAAGCGGAATCGAGGATTCGTCTTGCTGAGAAATATTTAGGGCCGTGGCTACACGCTCCGCTTGCTGCGTGAAGGTGGGACTTTGCATGAGTGACGCAGACGACGTGATCCGGCTGTACTGCGATCACTACTTCGAGAAAAGAAAGCGGAGGCCAAACAGGCCCGCGCGTAGGGATCCATCGGACATCGAGATCGCGCTGCGATATCTGTCGTGGTGTGGAGAGCACATGGTGGACTACGAAGAAATGCTCGATCTGCGGTTCGAGCACTTGTGGAAGATCAAGCGGATTTGCCCGCGCTTCAATGCACTGCGGGCGCCCACGCTCATACCGTTCGCGCAGAAGCGCGAGGCGAGCAACGTGGCGGCGGCGACCCAGGTGGAGGCGTTCGATCAGGCGGTGCGCAGCCTGACAGTCATGACGCCGGGGCATGAGCAGGTGAGGCAGAGATACTTCATGCAGCGGCAGTCCATGTTGTGCATCGAAAACGGCATGAACGGAGGCTACGATCCGCGGTCGCGATATTGCCCGCACTGCCCGCAGGCGGCTGAGTGTGAGAAACGCCTGAACAGCAAATGGGGGTTCAACGTGTCTGCCCTGCGAGCGGGCAAGATCCATTTGCTTCCTGCGCCGGTGCGATCGGTACTTAGAGGGTGGGATGGCAGTCTTTCAGTTTGACGTATCCTTCCAGCGCTCGATTCTTCGCCTCATGATGCTCGACGACGTGTTTTGCATGCGCGCGTTGGAGCACTGCGAGGCGGGGTTTTTTACGACCGAACCGATGGGCTGGGTATTCCGCTTACATGAGTCGTACTGGAAAGAGTACTCGCGCACGTGCTCAGATGTGCCTTTGCGCGACGCGATCCGTCACGCCCGACCGGAGAAACAGCCACTGTATTTTGGTGAGATAGAGGCGGTCATCGCGACGAACGTGATCCCGCATGCGGAGTACGTCAAGGATGAGCTGGCGGACTTTTGTAAGCGCAACTTGTTCGCACTTGCGCACCAGGAGTCGGCCCGGCTGTTCAAGGCGGGGAACGCCAAAGAGGCGTACGAGATCACCGCGTCGGCGCAGGACGATATCAACCGCATCGAGTTCGGCACCGTCGACCGGCAGTGGTTCTTTGAGGAGTTGCCCGACCGGCAACGCAAGCGCTACCTGGATGGCATGCACACGGCGGCGATGGCGACGGGCATCGAGGAGCTTGACCGCCTGTGTGGGGGTGGCGTGCAGCCGGGCGAGCTGTGGGCTGTGCTCGCCTATGCGAAGCGCTGTAAGACCACCTGGCTGTGCAATCAGGGGTTCAACGCTATCCGAATGTATGCCGCGCCTGTGCTCCATGTGATTTTGGAGGGCCACGGAAGCCAGATCGCGGCGAAGTATGATGCGCTGTTCGGTGATGAACTGTACGTCGCGGTGAAGCGGGGCGAGATCGATCCGATCAAGCACGCAGCGATGCAGACGGAGTACTTGCAGCGGAAGAAGCTCATGGTCATCCGTACGCTCAACGACTGGGATATCAATATTCTCCATGTCAAGAGCGAGCTAGACGAGGTGAAGTCGTACGGCTTCAAGCCTAGGCTACTGATCCTCGATTACGTCGACCTCATGCGGTCACGTTACAAGGCCGAAAGCGAGACGGCGCACCAGGTCGCAGCCTCGCGTGATCTGAAGCGACTGGTGAACGTGGAGGAGATTGCCGCGTGGACGGCGTGGCAGGCGATACGACCGAAGGACAATGCCCACACGCGCGAGCACGTGTTGAGTAGTGGGAGTGTCGCGGATGCCTACGCGAAGGTGCGCATCGTGGACGCGTTCGGCTCGCTCAATGCGACCAACGATGAAATGGACAGGGGGGAGATGCGCGTCTTCTGGGAAAACCATCGCGACGCGCCTGTCACGAAAACTTGGGTCATCACCAACGACCTCTCAAAGCAGCGCATGATCACGTCGGTGATTGCTGCCGACGACAGAGCGAAGGCCGAGGCATGAGCGAGCGCGCCATGCTGCAGCTCACGCGGGCGCTACGCAACTTCGATGCGTTGGCGTTCACTGAGAAGCATGGTGGCCACAAGGAATCGAAAAATCAGAAGTCGAGCGAGTATCTACTCAACTGCCCGTTGTGCAGCGGCGACAACCTGCGGTGGAACCCATTGCGCGGGGATATGGGTGGTTGGGTTTGTTGGAACTGCAGGACATCAGGCAACACGCTGCGGCTCGTGCAGATCATGGAGCGCTGCTATTCGGAAGATGCGATCGCCTACGTCATGGGTGAGTACGTCGGCGGTGATGCGCAACTCGACCTGAGTGAAATCGCCCACATGCCCGAGGTGCGGGTTGTCTCTAAGCCGAAGTCGCTGGAGCGCCTACCGCGTATGCACCTGCCCCCGCATTGCGTGGACGCGCGCATGGTCCCGCGCGTGCGGGCGTACCTGAATGGGCGTGGCATCAACGACGCGATGATCATTGAGTGGGGCATTTTGGCGGGCACGAAGGGGCGCACGCTCAACTACGCGGTGTTCCCTGTCTTCATGGATGGGGGGCTGGTCTACTGGCAGGGGCGAGCGAGCTGGGACCCACCGGCCCACCTGGTCAAGGAGCAGCGCAAGGGCTGGATCAAAGCGACCAACTACCGGAAGACCCTCAATCCGTTCAACGCTCCGCTGGGCATCGCGCAGGCTACGGCCGGGGAGGTGCTGTACAACTACGACCGCGCGAAGTCCCGGCAGCACGTGGTGATCGTCGAAGGTCCGGCCGACACCATCCAAATCGGAGATCACGGGGTGGGTCTGCTCGGGAAGGGTACCGACGACAAGATCGAACGATTGCGCCGCATGGGCGCGCGTCGCTACACGATCTACCTCGATCGGGGGCCGGAGGAACGCGAAAAAGCGCAGTATATCGCGGCGCAGCTAGAAGGCTGGGCCGAACTGTATTTCGCAGAGCCTCCGCGCGGTCACGACGCGGGCAGCCTCACGCGCGCGGAGAACGCGAATGTGGTGGCGGCGGGAATCCCCGTAAAAGAGATAGGTTTGGCCAGCGGGCTGGTGCCTTAGAAAAACTTATCACAAATCTGTTGACTGTACGTACAGGTCCGGAGTACCGTACGTACATGCACAACACGCAGACAGACTACACGATGCAGCTCGCCCGCTACAACACTGCGGTGGCCTCCTTCAATGTGGAGTCCGCCCACCTGGTCTACCCGGATGATTCTGATAGCCCTGAGTGGGATGTAGTCTTTGATGCGGAGGAAGTCATTCGGCACGAGTGCCATCTGGATACCCTGTGGGCCCTACGCACCGAGTCCGAAGACCGCCTGATTGCTTGGTCTCTCACGATTGCTCGCGAGACTGCCCGGGGGGACGCTGGGGTCGTGATTCACCTGGACTTTCTTGAGGGGAACGCTTGGAAGCCCACCGTGCGAAAGCAGCTTTTGGACTTGGCCCTGCGCCTGGAGGTGGTGGCGTAAATCACCCTGCCCGCGGCCCAAGATTTCAACCAAGTAGGAGAAACTGATGACGAAGAGACCGATAAACACAACAGCAGAAATGGCATCGAATCCCATGCTCGGCCTCGTGACCGCCATGGCCGGCGGGATCGAAGCGTCAGAGGCGCGGGGGCAGAGGGAGCTGGTGGCGAGCGAATCGTTGCCGACATCATTCAACTGCTACGGGAACAAGGAGACCGAGGCCAGGTACCAGAAAGTCCTGGAGGGTTGGGGCTTCAAGTTTGGCGAGCCATTCGCCGACGACCCCATGTTCAGGCCCGCAGAGTTGCCGCCGGGCTGGACGAAGGAGGGCTCCGACCACGCCATGTGGAGCCACGTCAAGGACGACAAGGGGCGCGAGCGCGTTTCGATCTTCTACAAGGCGGCGTTCTACGACCGCAGAGCGTTCATGGACCTGAGCCCGCGCTACGTCATTGACTACACGGTCGTCGAGGAGCACCAGGACATCCTCAAGCAGGTTTGTTGCAACAAGGTCGTTGACCGCCAAACCGGCGAGACGCTCAAGGAGTTCACCAGCACATACCGGGAGAGCGCCGCCGCCGCGCGCGCGTTTTTCAATGAGCTGAGCGATAACCCAGGCGACCCGGAGCACTGGACCTCCATAGACCGCCCCACAGCCAAGTAGGAGAGTAAGAGGTAATGGCAAAACAACCCAAGAGACCTGACGGCGTGCGACTCGTGGACCATACGATCCCAGGCACGAAGACTGTCATGAAGCGGCGCGAGCCTGCGCATGAGCACGCGCCCGAGAAGCGCCCGTTTATCTTTCCGCCAGGGCAGGTGGCGGATGTGGCGGTAGGCATGAAGTGCGGCATGAACATCATGCTCACCGGCCCGACAGGCTGCGGTAAGACGGCCCTCCCGCGTGCCATCTGCGCGGAGCTGGGTTTGCCCATGGTGCGCTTCAATCTCGACGGAGAGACGCGCGTGAGCAACCTGCGAGGCATGAACGTCCCGGCCGCCGAGGATGGTGTACTGACCCTGAAGTTCTCGCTTGGGGCGCTCGCGAAATGCATGAAGGACGGGTACGTGGTGTTGCTCGACGAAATCGATGCTGCGTTGCCAAGCGTGCGATTTGTGCTCCAGCCGGTACTCGAAGAGGACAACCGCACACTGAATATCCCAGAAACTGGCGAGACGATTGTAGCCCGCGACAATGGATTTGCGGTGTTCGCGACGGGCAACACCATCGGGTTCCGAGCTACGAAGCGCGCAGCCTATGCGGGCACGAACATGATGAACGCGGCATTCTTGGACCGATTTGGCATGGTGATCGGAGTCGACTACCCGACCAAGGAAGAGGAGTACGAGCGCGTGCGGGTGAACGTGCCGGGGTGCGATACCGATCTGATCGATGGTATCTGCCGAGTCGCCGAAGATATCCGAAGTGATGAGAAGTTCACGAGCGACTTCTCCACGCGGCGTTGTGTGCAGTGGGCGCGGTTGTGCGAGCACTTCGGCTCCGACGGTGTGCTGCGCGCGGCCAAGGCGTCGGTGCTGCGGAAGCTGGAGTCATCGACGGACGTGCGCGTCGCGAAGGAAATCATCGAGCGTATCTTCGGCTACGACGAAGGCGCGCTGTGAGCATAGACCACGAGATGGTGCGCGTGGCTCGCATCATTGCTGCCGATCAGAATCTGACGGTGCATGTGCGGGGCTCGAAGGCTTTCGCGGTGAAGGGGGCCATCACGATCCCCAACATCGAGAACTACGACTGGCTTGGGGCTCGCTACGCCAAACGGATGCTGCACGGACTGGTCGATCACGAGTGTGGTCATGCGTCGGACACGGACTTCGACGCGATGAGCGCTTGGCAGGCGAGCACGAAGCCGTGCCAGGCGCTGTTTCATATCTGGAATGCCATCGAGGATGGTTACATCGAGCGGCGGCAGGGCGAGCGTTACAAGGGCTGCCGGACGAATATCCGCTTGATGAACGAATGGTTTCTCGGTGAGAAGGATGACGACGGCAAGACTCCGATCGACCGCGTGCGCGATGGCGATGACATGGTGACGGGCGTCCTGCAGGCAATCATCCCAGTGCTCGCGGATCACGGCGGCCGCACCGTCGACTTCTACGAAGATCTGAACGCGGATGTGGGGGCCATGCTGCGCCTGTGCGAGCCGGAAATCCTCGAAGCGCAAGCGATGGCGGGTACCCATCAAACGGCGGCGAACATAGAACTTGCGAAACGTATTTTCGATAAGCTCAATGCGGCGGCCACCGACGAGGAAAAGAAGAAGATAGCCACCATGGAGATAGATGCCCCGACGGTGGACGCACTGAGTGTGCTGGAGCGCTGGACCAAGGCTGCGCCCATGTGCGCCACGGAGGGCATCAACGCTCGTATCGATAGCGTGTTCGAGCAGCCGGATGCGACCCGGCCGTATACTATCTTCGCGCCTGAGTTCGATGTAGAGCGCGACTTCTCGGCAGAGGACCAAGGGGAGCTGTCCGAGGCCTACAGCGCGGCCGAGGATGATGCGGCAGAAGTTTCCGATGCCCTGGTGTTCGCTTTCGAGCATGCGCTGCGGTCGACTGCGATGATAGTTCCTGTGAGCGGCCATGATGAGGGGGAGATCGACTCCAACCTGATCGCCGAGTACGCCGTGGGGGCGGTGTCTTCGGATAGACTGTACATCCAGCCGGAAGAGGGGGAGTCAGACGAAACGGCGGTGTATATCCTCGCGGACTGCTCGGGCTCGATGGCGGGGCACAAAGCGAGGCTGTGCAGGCATGCGTGTATCGCGATGCACAGGGCACTGCGCGCGTGCATGATCGCACACGAGATTGGCGGGTTCACGACACTCGAAGAGCGAGATATCCCGCGTCATCCGTGGGCCCACGATAAGATAGAAGAGCACACCCGGAGCTTCGCTCGGATGCGCCAGGCCCTCGAAGAAGCGCAGGCGCACGGCGTGGTCGTCGAGAACTTCGCGCGGGCGGTCTACGGCCACTACGAAACGCTCGATGAGGGCGCGGATTTGATGGTCCCGGTGCATGCGATTTTCAAGGGGTGGGGCTCGAACGACCCGCGCTCGCTCATGAAAATAGAAGGCCTTGATCAGAATCTCGATGGCGAGGCGGTCATGTGGGCGGCGCACAGGCTGGCGAAGCGTCACGAGCGGCGCAAGGTTATGTTCGTGGTCTCCGATGGCTACCCGGCAGGTAGTCGAGATAACGCCCAGGGGCACACCTATCTGAAGGATTCGATCGCGCGGATCATCGATGCGGGCATCGAGGTTTACGGGATAGGTATCGCGAGCGACGCCGTAGAGGAGTTTTATCCCATTTGGTGGCGGGCGGATAACGCAGATGATCTGATCTCCATTGCCATGGGTGGGATGACTGAGGTACTAACGGCGAACCGCAAAGAGCGGGCACGCATTTTCATGTGACGCCAACCCGAGGAAGTAGGAAGCCTGATGAACGGATCTGACGCGAGCTACCACGCTTGTGCGCGAATCGTCGCGCAAGCCATTCGCCGTATCCCCCAGCAACGTATTGGCATTCTGGATAGAGACGATCTCCAGCAAGAGCTGATCATTCATGCCCTCAAGGCATCCAAGAAAGCCGACGGGCGGGAGGGCCACGGCTACGTCCGCACCACGGTCCACCGGGCGATCAGTCGTTTGTGGGAGTACACCCACGCGGCCTGCCGCCAACCGCAGGACCAGTACGGGCGCGCGGTGTGGTTCCACAACCCGGACGTGATCGACTTCCGAGCGGACGACCGGGAGCTTTCGCCGGAGTGTGCTGTGGGTATCCGGCGGGATGTGGAGGCGCTGATCGAGACGCTTCCGCCGTCCGAGCGGGAACTAGTTCGCGCGGCCGCGCGCGGTGAAATCGAGTTGACCGAACGGCAAGCCCAGCATATCCGATACTGTGATCCAGGAGGTCCAGAATGACAGCAGCAGATAAGTACGCCGTCCCTGAGGGGACTATTTCCAGCTGCCACGTTCGTGGTGAGGAGCCTGAGGGCTACGACGGGGCCGAGCCTATCTGCCACAGCTGCGTAGACAAGTTCACCTGCCTGCCGGAAGCGGTCGTCAAGCCGAAAGTGTGGACCGACCGTGACGCTACCGTCTGGATGGTAGTCGACGATCACGAGGTCGCGGCGCTGCTGTCCAAAGAGATGACGTTCGCGGAGGTGCTCGATCGCGTCGTTCGGCGGACGGCGATTGAGGATGAGGGCGGCTTGATCCCGGCGGAACTGCTAGTACGCAAGGTCAGTGATGCGCCTGCCGAGGGTGCGATAGAGGAATCGCCCCCCGAGACGGATCCGGAGTCCGAACCACCTGCGGAAGATCCCGCGAAACCTGAGGAGACCACCGTGGCAGCGAAGAGGACGACTAAGAAGGCTGTGAAGAAGAAAGCTGTGAAGAAGAAAGCCGTGAAGAAGAAGGTGGCAGCCAAGAAGAAGGCCCCCGCCAAGAAGGCCCCTGTGAAGAAGGCGGCCAAGAAGAAGGCTGTGAAGAAGAAATCCGTGAAGAAGGCGGTGGTGCAGCCGAAGCCGCGCGTGCCCCGCGTGGATCCCCCGGGCGACAGATCGCTCCCGAAGGCGGGGAGCATCACGGAAGAGAAGATGGTGACCATGCTGGAGCAGGTGAAGCTCGGCAAGCGCATCGACTGGGGCTGGGGTATGCAGATCGTCCGTAAGATGCGGGACGGCAGCGAGCGTGTCGTGACGGTGACCAAGCACGGTTTCTTGTACGCGGACAAGCACTACCCCTCGCTTAGCGCGGCCTGCATGAACGCGGCGAACTCGTTCAGCCGCTCGGGCAACGATTGGTTCCACACGCGCCACGCATGCACCGAGGTGCGGGACACGAAGGGCAAGGTCATCGCGTCGAGGACTGTCGGCGAGTAGCCTGGTGGAGGGCTGGATTATCGATCTGCGGGGGCATGGAAGCCACATGGCCGATTGCCTCCGCAGGCAGCCGATATTCTACGTGGGGCTGGAGGCTGTCTTTGAGGTGTGGCTTTGGGATCCGGTAGCTCGGCTGTGGTTCGTGATGACGACGGACGCGGCGGCGGCAGCGGAGCAGGGCGCGGTGGGTTTCCACCCACTGCATACGAGGCACCAACTGATCCAGATGCGAGATCAATGGCGCGCACATCGAGCAGCAGGTGGGAATGTTCCAGCTGGAACTAGCCGGCACTGAGGACCCGTGGATAGATCAGGATGTGGTGCGCCCCTACGAGGGGGACCCGATCACCCTGCGCTATCACCTCGTGCGAGACCTCGCAGCGCTCGAACAGATGGTCGCGACTTGCGTGGCATCGCCGGACATAGCGCACGATACGGAGACCAGTGGGATATGTGTGTGGCTGGGCGCTCGCGCGTGCGGGCATGCGTTCGCGGCCCCGACGGGCAGGTGCGAGATCAGCATGTGGTACGTGCCGATCCGCCACATGCTGGCGACCGAATCGCAGCTATCCCCGGAGGTTGTGTTCGCAGCATGCACGACGATCCTCACGTCACCCGGCAAGTGCTACTGGGCGCACGGCAAGTTCGACTGGGCGATGAATCGGATCGACGGGATCAGATGCACGCGCGAAGCCGTCGATGTTCTGATCGAAGCGAATATCAATGATGAGAATGAGCCTTCGTTCAAGCTCAAAGCGTTGGCGGCGAAGTACTGTACTGAGGAGGCCAGGGGCGAGGAAAAGAAGCTCGATGACTGGATGAAGAAGGACGCGCAGAGCCTGGGCCTCAAGTTCAAGAATCGCGCGCCCATGGTCCTCGAAGACGTCAACTCGCTGGGTGTCTCGACCTACTTGGAGCGGTTCGGGTACTCACGCACGCCTATCCGCATGTGCGGCCGTTACGCATGCCGGGACGTGTTCTACAACCTGTACTTGGGGATGAAGACCTTCCGTCATGTGCCGCGGCAGTGGGGTGAGGTCTACCGGCGGGAAATGCTCACCGCCCAACGGCTGCACGCGATGGAATGGGAAGGTCTACCCATCGATGAAGCCATGGTGCGCGAGGTCCACGATCAGACCGGCGCACAGGTACTGCATTGGCTCGGGGAGATCAGGCGCTTGTCCGATGACCCGGACTTCGATCCGACGGATGCGAATGTGCGGGAGCTGTTCTACGAGAAGCTAAAGATGGTGCCTCCGAAGTGGACCAAGGGTGGCGTCTCAAAAAAGAAGCAACCCGCGGTCGACCTCGAAGCACGCGAGATATTGAAGCTCAAGTACCCCATGTACGAGCCCCTGATCACAGCGGTCGGTCGCCTGTCTGATGCTTCCAAATACCATACGACCTACTCAGGCAACTTCCTGCGCTACCTCAGCGCGGACACGGGTCGTATTCACCCGAACTACAACCAGCTTGAAAAGAGAGAGAAGGGCGTGCCGGTCACGGGCCGACTATCGAGCCAGGATCCGAACGTCCAGAACATCGCGCACAAGCTGCTCAAGGTAGACCTGCCCGGGCGCGAGACCTTCGAGATAGCGATACGGAAGTACTTCAAGGTCCCGACGGGCTACATTCGAGCTTACATCGACTTTTCGCAGATCGAGCTGCGCGTGCTCGCGTGGTTTTGCCAGGATGAGAATCTGATCCGTGCCTACCAAGAGGGCTTGGATATTCACCAGATAACGGCCGACCTACTTGGTATCCTGAGGTCGATTGCCAAGCAGGTAAACTTCGGCAACTGCCTGGAAGCTGGGACCTTAGTGGTCACACGGCGGGGCTTGCTTTCCATTGAACAGGTTCGCGTCGGTGACCTGGTGCTCACGCATAAAAAGCGCTGGCGTAGGGTTGACGAAGTTGCTGCCACGCCGACGCGCTTTGCTGTGCGGTTCGAGACTAGAACAGGCAAAGTCGTTGTGTGTACCCCAGAGCATATGTTGCTGGTGCAGTTTCCAGCGGGCGGGGGCTACCCACCGCGTCGGGGTTGGGTGTACGCGCAGGACATCGAAGAGGGCCAACATCTCGTGTACCACGAGAGTGTGTACGAGCCCTCACGGACGCGGGCCATCGGGGAGGACGAGGCGCTTGCAATAGGGTGGTGGGTTAGCGAGGGGAGCTGGACGCGAACATCTGGGTTCCGTATTCCGCAGTCTAGGGAGGCAAACCCAGACGTGTACTACCGGATGCGGAAGGTACTTGTGGGCCTGGGTTTTCGAGAGTGGGCGTCGAAGAAGGACGCGCCCATGTCTAGGTTTTACTTACCTGCGGCGGCATTGGTGGATTTTGCGAAGCGCACAGGGCTGGTACAGGCGGGTAGCCGGGAGAAATCGTTACCCGCCTGTGTCTGGCGAATGCCCTACAAGGAGCGTCTGTTGGTTCTAGGCGCGCTGTGGGATGGCGATGGTTGCTGTGTGATTACGAAGCAGCGAACGCAGCAAACGTACAGCACGATCAGCAGGCAGCTAGCTGATGATGTGGTGCGGTTACTAGACACTGTGGGTATCAACGCCACGATCTACAGGCTGCCAGAAAAGCTAGTTATCACAGTGGTGGGATCTCAGGGTAAGGAGAGGTTTTTCGGGCTGGTGCCCACGACCAAAAATGCGAGGCACGATTTTCCTCAGAAGCTGAAACGATTCTGGGCTCAAGAAAAGATCGTGTCGGTGAAGCGTCTGGTGTTCCCCACTCCTCGCCCGTTCTATGACTTGGCTGTGCGGGAGGACCACTCGTTTGTGGCCAACGGCATCATCTCGCACAACTCCTACGGTATGACGGAGATCGGCCTGGCGCTGCGCATGCCGGGATACTACGCCGATCCCGAGGGCACGCGCGAGGAAGCCAAGAAGGTGCTGTACGCATTCTTCCAGCAGTACAAGCGCATCAAGGAGTTCCAGCGCCGCCTTGCCGAGAAGATGAAGCGCAACGGTTGCTTGATGGTGAACCCGTTCGGGCGCCCGCGCCGTATCCCCGCCGTCGCAGATTTCGAGCGATGGAAGCGAGAGCGCGGCGAGCGTCAAATGATGAGTTCGATTATCTCGGGTACCTCAGCAGACCTCATGAAGGAATGTCTGATCAAGTCAGGGCCTATCCTCGAAGCGCAGAGCCCCCACAGCCGGTTGGTGCAGACCGTTCACGATGAACTGGTGATCGACTTCTACAACGAGCCGGGCTGGACCAACGCGCTGATCAGCATTATCCGAATGATGGAGGATTGGCCCATGTTCAGTGAGTCAGGTCCGGATGGCCACGGCGCGGGCGTACCTATCCGCGTCGCGTGCGAGCTGACTACTACGACATGGGACGATAAGCGCGAGATCGTGCTGCTGCCGGACGACACTTTTCAGTGGAAGGACGAGGCCACTTAAGGTCTATCCGCTACAGGGGAACTATGGGATTTTCGAGCAGAGATTTAGTCGAGCGGCTGGGCACGAAGCTGCCCCTCGTGATGGAGTTCGCGGACCCCATCACGGGCGCGCCGTTCGTCGTCAACCGGGACAACATGCTGTCGTTGCTGGCGATCGACGTGGATAACCTGGTGCTGGAAAGCCAGACGTGCCCGATGCTGTTCGGCGAAATGGCGCGTGTACATCGAGCGGCCGAGTTCGCGCTGGAGCAGGCCGAGGCAGAGTTTCGGTCGTTCAAGGGCCGGAAGTCGATGGAGGCGCGCGGGCAACTGAACAATGGCCACGATGCCAAGGGCAACTTGAAGCCCCCGACGAAGGAGCAGGTCGAGGAGTTCTACCGGGCCGATCCTGACTACCTTCCGCAGTACTCGCGGCTCAACAGGCTGCGCGTGATCCCCGGGCTTATCGTGGATCTGAAAAAGGGCTTTGAGATGAAGCTCAGGGCCCTCGGCGACCTCCACAAGGTGGACTTCGGTCACGGCTACGTCGAGGCGGGTTCTAACCGCCTCGCAGAGATGGAAGAACGCGCCGAGCTGGACTCGATTTCCAGGCCGATGATGATGGAGTCGGGCGCGACCCTCGCCAACATTGTATCGTCGGGCGCGCCGCACCCGGGCACACCGACCAAACCACCCACAGCCACTTCTAAAAAGCGTGCGAAGCGCCCCGGAGAGACCAAGTCATGAACTTGCCCGCAGGATGGGAGCCACATCCCGAAGATAGTCAGTACGCGTGGAACCGGCAGACATCTGAAACCAAACTCATCACGGAGTTTTCCGCACCCGCAGCGGCACCTGCGCCACCTGCGCCACCAGCACTGCCGCCAGCGGCGGCCGCACCTGCAACGTTGCCCGCGGGATGGGCGCCCCACCCGAGCGATCCCCGATACGGGTTCAACGCAGCCACGCAAGAGGTGAGGCTGTTGACTGAACTGACAGGGCCGCCCCCAGACATTCCCGGCGGACCCCCGTTGCAGTTCGGCGAGCAGGACATGGCCAAGGCGGATGTGGATCGCCAGGCAGCAGCTGCGCGATCGACGTTCAGCAATGACGGCAAATATGTCTATCTCGACTTCCCCGACATGCACGGGGTTGAGGTCACGATGCTGTTGCGCCTATTCCCGCCCTTCCCGGCGGGCAAGCAGACGGCGTACGTCGAGTACATGCGCCATCGCGTGTATCGTAAGTTCGTGCCGGACGGAGACCCGCAGAAGGACATCAAGTACTACGACTGCCTCAACAGTCCCAACGGCCCGGGCAACTGCCCGCTGTGTCGCGTGATGATGAACAACCTGCAGACGAGCCAGCGCGAGGGCGCCGCTGAGTTCGTGAAGATGGCGAAGGCCAAGCCGGTTGCGCTGTGGCAGGGCGTCGACACGCTGCGCCCGGAGATCCACACGAAGGAGATCACGAACCCGCATACGGGCGCGAAAGAGAGCATCTTGGTGCCGGGCATCCTCCGCGTCTCGTCGTCACTTCACAACGCGATGCTCAGCTGTTTCCGGCATGGCAACTTCACCGATCCCACCAACGGATTTCCGGTCGAGGCGATCAAGCGCGTGGGCAAGAATCCGGCCCGCGGGAAGATGAACATCGACTACGACGCGGATCACCATGCACATACGGCCGGACCGATCGACGCGTCGTTGTGGCCGACGCTCCACAACGCGGTCGACCTGGTGAAGGACGGTCTGTACTTCGAGAAGGTCGAAGTGCTGGAGAAGGTCGCCCAGAATATCCTACTGGAGTACGGCGACGTGGGCGGAGCCGTTGCGGGTACCCCCGCGGCCCCGGGTGCGATGCCTGCGGGCTTTGTGCCACACCCATCTGCGCCGGGCTACATGTACAACCCGCAGACGACGGCGGTCCTGCCGATGCCTGCGCCGATGTCCTCAGCACCTGCGGCGCCTCCCGCTCCGCCGATGCCTCCCGCGGCCGCTACGCCATCAGCTGCGCCACCAGCGCCACCAGCTGCGCCACCAGCTGCGCCACCAGCGCCACCAGCTGCGCCACCAGCGCCACCAGCTGCGCCACCAGCGCCACCCCCCGCACCTGCGGCTGGCGCGGCCCCTCCCGTCCCCCCAGCGGCGCCCCCCGCACCTCCCCCCGCGCCCGCGGCCGCTGCGCCTCCTACAGCACCAGGCGGGGCGCCGCTGCCCCCCGCGGCGGCTCCAGGCATTGCACCCGGGGCGGTACCCGATGCGCCTCCGCCCCCACCCACACCGGGGGCAGGTCCGCCGATGACGGGGGCAGCCGTGGAGGGCCAGTTCGCGCCGCCTCCCGCACCCCCGCCGCCTCCCGCCGTGCCCCCTGCGCCTGCGGGGGGGCCCGACGATGACGTGCCCTTCTGATGCCCATATCGAAGAAGAAGGCCGCGGAGAAGAAGGCGGCCGAGAAGAAGAAGACGGCTGAGGAGAAGAGGGCAGGACGCGCGACAGTCGTGAAGACCGACGCGAGTTCCTATCTAAAGGATCTGATCGCCCTCCGCGGCAAGGATGAGCCTCCGGGTTTTTCGATGCTCGACCAAGCGCTGTATGGCATCGTCACGGATCGGATTTCTACGGGCTCACTCGCACTCGACAAAATGCTCGGGGGCGGGTGGCCGGAGGGTCGAATCACGGAGGTCGCGGGCTGGGAAGGCGTGGGCAAATCCAGCTTGTTGGATCAGGCGGCCGCGCAGTGCCAGGCGATGGGCGGTATCGTCGCCCTCATCGACAGCGAGAGGGCGCGCGATCTGAAGTACTCGACAGCGCTGGGCGTGAACGTGAGCGAGTGCATCCTGGGCGACGTGGACGACATCGAGGGCGGGTTCGAGTTGATCGACAAAGTCTTGACCGTGCAGGAAGCCAAACGGATAGAGTTGGAGAAGGTCAAACGCCGTGTTCCGCCGATGCTCGTCATGTGGGATTCGATCGGGGGCACGCCCGCCCGTGTGGAGCTGCTAGGCGCGCCAGACGACTCGCACGTGACCCCCGCGGCCCGAGCGATCAGCCACAACTTCCGGCGCATCGTGGTGAGCCTCAATCGCAACCGTGTCACGTTGGTTTTCGCGAATCACTTCTACACAAAGATTGGTGGTTTCGGAGGTCTGAGCACGTACGGCGGCAAGGGTGTGCGTTACTACCCGAGCGTGCGCTTGTGGCTGAGCCGGACCGGTCACCTAACGGTTGGGGATCAGGTCATTGGTCACACTGTCAAAGCGAAGCTGCGCAAGACGCGCGTGGGCCCACCACAACCCGATCAAGAGCTGGGCTTTGTCCACACGGGGGGCTTCTCGAACACCCACACATTGTTCGAGTGGGGTGTGGCTGGCGGCGAGTCATCACCAAAAGAGCGCTGGATCGAAACGCGTGGAACGCATCGGTACTTGCGCCCGCCGGGCAAGGATCCTATCCATTTCCAGCGCGGGCTGCTGGGCCTCAGTGAGATATTGACTTCGGAACCGGATATATACGCTGCGATGGTGGCGTCCTACCGGGACGAAGAGAAAGCAGCGTAATGGCGAAGACACCCCGAAGGGCGGTACCAAAGACGGGCGCGGCAAAGAAGGCCCCCGCACGCAAGCGCAAGGCGCCCGTGCTCAAAGCGGAGCCGTGGCGCCGTTTGGTGTTCGCCGATCTGCACGTCGAGACTGCGACGCTAGATATTGCGCTGTCTGTGCTTGAGCAGGTGGGCGCGCTCGCGGAAGAGCACGACGCGGCCCCAACATGTTTGGGGGACTTCTGGCATCTGCGCGGGCACTGGCTCGTGCGGCAGGTTGACGCGGTGCTGCAGCGCATCGCGGCCATGCGCGGTGGCTACTTCATCCCAGGCAACCACGACCAGGTGAGCCTCGACGGTAAAATCCACGGGATGAATATCTTCGAGGGGTTTGATCAGCACGTGGTGTGTACGGATATGGTGATCGACGAGAAGTCTCGGATCGCCTACTTGCCATGGCGGGAGATACCGGCCGAGCAGCAAGCGCAGCTGGCCGCATTGGAGTACAACGCGGCCGCGCCCTACACGATCTTCGGGCATGCCGAGGTTGGCGGGGCTACGAGCAACGGCGGCCACACGACGCCGGGCATCATCCAGGTCAAGGATATCGAGCGAGTCGCGCGCGCTGCCTACTTCGGTCACTATCATAAGCGGCAGAAGTTGGGCGAGCGCTCGTGGTACATAGGTAGCCCGTACCAGCGGGACGCAGGCGAGCGCGATTGGCCGCATGGCGTCGCATTGATCACGAGCGAGAACCCCGAGCCGCAGTTCATCGAGCTGGAAGGGTTCCGCAAGTACTACCGTCTGGAGCTGGATGGCGACTGGGATGCGGCCGCGTTGGGCATCACGGAAAACGATGTTGTTGAGTTGGTAGCTACGCCAGAGCAGATCGGCTCAGAAGAATATCTGACCGCTGTCGATGAACTGCCCGCGCTCGATGTGCGCGCGAAGGCGGCATCGGAGCCGGATGCGGCGTACCAGCCGCCCGAGTTTGCGCTTACCCTGGATGCGGCTGTGGAGGCTCATGCTTCATCCGCCTTTGAGGCAGAGTTCACGGGCAGTGGTGACAACACGCTCACCCTTGAGGAGATAACCGCAGCGGGCAGGGATATCCTAGGCGAGATACCCGAAGCGCGCGTCATCCCGTTGCTGGGCAAGAACGTACGGTTGGTGGACGTCTACACAGAGGATTTCTGCACGCTGCGCGGTAAGCTGACGTTCCCTGTTTCGGAGTACAGCCGCGCGCTCATAGAAGCCCCCGTGAGGACCGGCAAGACGGCATTGCTGGATGCTCCCGGCTGGTGCTTGTATGGGCAGACGACCCCGCGCAAGCCTGGGGCCACGGGTGCGAGCCTGACCGCGGATGGCGTGATCCATGACGATGCCGGCTCGTGCGTGGTCATGTGTACATTCCAGGTCGACGACAAGTGCGTGACCGTGCGGCGAGAGAAGAAGCGCGGCTCGGGTTCCAAGGTGACGTTCGATGGCATCGACCACCCGGACGGCATCAAAGACCATGACGCGCTGGTGAGGCACATCGTGGGGTTGCCTTACTCGCTGTGGCGCGCGTGTGTGTCTATGGGTCAGGGCGCGGTGGCCAACTTCGCGACGAATGCGGACAAGAGCCGCAAAGAGCTGCTGAATGGTGCTTTCGGTTTGGAGTGCTGTCCGAAGGCTGCGGAGCGGGCGAAGTTTTTACGCAACAGAGCCCAACAGGATGAGGTGACGCTCGGGACTGAGATCCTAACGCTCACAACGCAGCGGGATGCCCTGCTGGCTCAGGATTTGACCTCGCAGTCGGATGCGTGGGAGCAGCGGAAGGCGGCCAGCGTGGCGGGTTTCCAAGCAACGTCGATAGCGGAAGCCGAGGAGGCGGGGAAGTGCTTGGCGTTGCTCGAAGGTGAGCAGGCGTGGTTGGATACGAAGGCCAGGCATGACTCGCATATCGAGGAACGCACGACCGCGCTCGTCGCTTTGCGGCCGGGTCCGAAGATTGGCGAACTGCAGCGGCAGTACGGCGCCCAAGAGTCGGAGCACGCCCTTGCGGTGCGCGATTTGAATCGGGCGCAAGAGGAACTACGCGGGCTGGTCGAGGGTGGGGCGGCAGCTGCGTGCCCGACTTGCGGCCAGGCATTGCCCCCTACAACGCACGAGCAATACTTGAACTCTGCCGAGCGTAAGGTGAGTGCCGCTCAGGCGAACATTGGCACATTCGATACGCGCCTGAACAATATCCGTGTAGAGCTTCATGCGCTCAACACGGGGGGCAACGAAGAGTCGCAGGCCATCGAGGGCGCGATTGCCGAGTCGCGGGAAGCGCTCAAGAAATGCGATGAGGCGGTGACGTACTACCAGCGCATCCGCACTAACCAAGAGGGGCATCTATCTCAGCAAGCCGAAGCGGATAGACGTGGTGTGGCGGCCGCGGCAGAGGAGAACCCATTCGCGGCACAGATCCAAGTGAACGCCACCAGGATCGCGGACATGCAAACCAGCCTGGACACCAAAGAAGCGGACCGCGGCGCCGCGCAACTGACGGCCAGCAAATATCAGGTGTGGGTCGACGGGTTCGGGCCGAAGGGGATCCCGGTGCTGGTACTGCGTACGGCGCTCTACGATCTGGAGTCTGCAGCGAACAAGCATCTTGCCGATCTGTTGGCGGGTACCGTGTATTGTAAGCTGTCCATGGTGGGCGAGGACTTGAAGATCCACTACTACGAGGTCATCGACGACGGCCGTACGCGCGAGCGTGTGTACGAGCAACTGAGTGGTGGGCAGCGGCGTTGCGTTGAGTTCGCGTTCACACCACTCGCGCTCGGCGACATGATCTTCGCGCGGCTAGGGGTGAAGATCGAACTGTTGTCGATCGATGAACTGACCACACACATGGGCGACGTGGAGAAGGCGGCCGCGTGCGCGCTACTCGAACGTCTCGACCGAGCAACGGTGTTGGTGGCGGATCACGACATTGGTGTGAAGTCCCATTTCGATACGAGACTGCGCCTGCAACCGGGCGCAGCGGGCTATATCCTGGAGCGAATATGAGCAAGGCAGATAGCGACCCGCCGGAGAACGATCAGGAGGCCATCCTCACGGGGGCGCGCGAGTACGTGCGGACCACCGCTATTGCGGAGACGCAGAAGAAATCTTCGAAGAAGCGAAAGCGCGTGGGTGGCACGATGCACAAGCGTGGGGCGCATTGGTACGGCCTGGAAGCGTACTTTGATCCGAAGCTCATCGAGGCCACACCTATCGAGGACAGCGGGTTCATGCTGGGCGTACTCGAAGGTTTCGTGGTGGTCGAGTACAAGAAAGATATGACCATGGAGGCCATCGAGGGCATCGGCGAACGTCTGAATGCGATGGGGCTCAAGGTCATGATGGTGCCTGAGGGTATCCGCTTCATGCGCTTGTGTGCCGTGGGCGCCGAACAGAACGAAGAGATGAACAGGATGCTAGAGGATCGGATAGCGAATGAAGCAGCCGCGAAGGAGCAACTACGTAACGATCTTGACAGCTGACCCGGGCTTCACAGCGTTCGGCTGGGCTATCATCAGGCACATGGAAGGCGTGGATACGGTCATGGACATGGGGGTGATCGCTACGGCGCCCCCAACGAAGAAAGGTCTCCTGCTTTCGGAGTCGAGGTTCTCGCGCATGCGCCACATATCTAAAAATATATGGGCGCTGTGTGAGAAGTACCGTGTCGATGCGCTTGCGTTCGAGGCGGAATCGATCCCTCAGATGTCGAGCAAACAGAACGCGATGGCGATTGCACGGCCCTACGGTGCGTTATCGATGCTGGCGGCTGCTCGGGACATTGCCGCTGTGCAGGCGACCCCGCAGCAGGTGAAAAAGGCCCTTTGCCCAGAGATCAGGAAGCCAAGCAAAGAGGATGTTGAGAAGGCGGTGCGCGTCGAGTTCGGAAGGCATGTCGCGGTGCGGACGTTTTTGCATCAGTATCCGTTAGGTAAACATAACCATGCGTTCGATGCGCTCGGGGTCTACGTGGCCACCCGGGATTCGGACATCATGAGGGCTTTGAAGCGGAGTGCGTAACGAATGGGAAAGAGCTGTACGAGGCGAGCTGCAGAGTATTGTCTCCGCGATGTCATCGACTTTGGGTGTCCAAGTGAGATGGCAGCTCGATGTGTCGCAGCTGAATGTCGATCGGGCGGTGCCGAAGTTCGTGCTGCCGACTCGTCTGGAGCAGTTCGCCCCTTCGCCGTCTGTGAGCATGGCGCCGTCGGTGCGGCACCAGGCAGAGCGCACGCGCAGCGGGCTCGCACGTCGCGTCGGGGATCTGTGGGGGCAGCACCGTGCGAGGTGCCCCGATCTGTGGAGCTTCGTTTCGTGGGCGCAGGCCGAGCAGGCATCCACGCCGGATACCCGCGAGTTGTCGGCCGTCGATTATGCGGCGCGAATGAGGACCGGCCGTGACCTCCGCGAAATCGAAGAAGAAGTCGAGGCGCCCGACAGCGGAGCAGACAGCGGCATCGGCTCCGAAGAAGGCCGCGAAGAAGGCGCCTAAGCGGCCTGCGAAGAAGAAGGCGAAGAAGGCGAGCAAGGCGAAGACCAACAAGAACTCACCACAGGTCACGCGCGCGGTGCCCGAGTACATCCCGCGGCCGGGCCCAGCGCTTGCGCACACTTCGATGGTGCTACGCAGAATGGCGGCGACTGATTTTCTCGCCGACCCTGACGGCCATTCTACGCGCTGGCACTACGAGCGCAAAGACCGCGCGTATGCCGAGACGATAGCTTGGCGGACGTTCGAGGAATGGGCGATCAATGACAAATGGGTCCAGCGGCGTGTGGGCTACTGGGAAGAGATAGAGCGACGTGTGCAAGAGCACATGGCAGATGAGTTTTTGCGTCGCAGGCTGGCGGACCTGGAGAAGTTTGAGAGCCGACTCGAAGCCCTCGACGAGCTACTCAACCCGCTCAGGGATCCGGTCACGGGCATCATGCTACGCGACGAGAAGACGCACATGCCGATGTTCGCGCTCGAACTTCCGAGTATGGATAAGTTCGCGACTATGTACCTGAAGCTCCACGAGCGCGTTCTGCTGCTGCGCGGTGAGGCGACTGCGCGCACGGAGCAGCTGCTCGCGAAGCCCGAGACAGGCGATGCGCTCGCACTCAACGAGCACCTGAAGGAACCTGCGGCCATCGCGCCCAAGTTCAGCAAGAGCGATTTGCGGGCGATGGCGACTCAGCTGCTGCGTGCCCGCGAGCCCGCGCTCGGCGGCACACCCGAGACTGACCCTAATATCATTGACGCACCAGTGGAGGATCCCTCATGAACGCGACCCTGCATAAATACGATAGAGGCCACCTAGATAAAGCGTTGCTGGCGATGCTGCTGGAAGCCGGCGAGGCGGAAAAGAAAGGCTACGAACTGGTCGGGTATCAGGTGGTTGAGAGCGAGCGCTGTGTCGCGACGATGTACCGGAAAGTCAAACGAGCCCCCCCCACGGGCGCATCGTTGATTGGTGAGTAACCATGCGCATCCTAGCCTCAACTATCCTTGTCTTCGTCACCACGTGCGCTGCTCCCGTCGAAGCACCGGCTGACCCTGTCCCGTACTGGGATGCTTCGGTAGATACTTCTGTGGTGGGGGCCAACCCGGAGCCCGTAGAGATTGTACTGCCCCTCGAAGAGGAGGACGTGCGAGCGTACGTGATTGAGCGGCGTGGTGAGGGGCCGTTGGGCACGCGCGACGCGGGCGTTCTGCTGGGCCGCATGACGGTGAGTGAGGGCACGTCATTGCAGCCGTTGCGCGAGGGGTGGAAGCTCGACCTGGAGGGCATCTTGCAGGTTGCGCGCATCACGCAACTCAAGCGCGAGACACTCTGGGATAGCCTGTCGCGGCTGAGCCCACATGTTGCGATGATCGAGGAGTACACCAGGCCGCGGCAGCGCTGGACCAGTACACTCCCGGCCTTTGGTGAAGAAGCCCCATCGGGGTGGGAAGAATGCACGACCTGGTATAGGGCGCACAAGCGCCAGCATGGGCTACCCAAGGGCTGCAACGGCACCTGGAAGGCAGGACACAGAAACTGGGTGACGATACGCGATTACGCGATCAGCTTGGTCGAGTCGAATGAGGAACCACCGCAGGCTGTGCAGGGCTACCCTACGACGTGGGGCGGCATTATGGATATCCACACGTACATGGCGAACAACCCGAATGCGTGCTGGTTGGCGTCGCCAGGGACTGCTGGGTATTTCTTCGGCAAGCAGGGATACGCGGGAAACGAATGCCAAGAGGTGCCTGCGCGGCTGGTTAAAGAGAGCAAGATAATAAGCGTGCGGATCATGATGCGCGGCATGAGAAAAAAGCTACGTAGGCCCGAACCCGCGGAGTGAGTATGGTTGATATGACAGTCACGATTCAGGGCCCAGATGGGACGCAGCGCTACTCTGTGCGCGCCCCTGTCGCGGCTGCGCGCGCGGGGCAGGCGTTGGCCCGTGCGGTGGAAGTTGGTTTCGCGCTACTCGGCGCGCACTACAGGAAGGAACCGGATGAGCAACAACGGATGGAAACAAGGCGATTTCACTAGGCGGTGCTACGGATACGAGAGCGATAGCCTCGACAAGGCGAAGCTCATCGAGGTGATCATCAAGGTCGACGGGAAGGTGATCGTGCAGGTGCAGGCGCGTGAGCCGGGCATGATCGCGGTGATCAGCAAGCCCGATGCGCAGGGCATCGAGGTCGACATGATCGAGGCGGCGCGCGGGCGGTACATCGATCGCGCAGTACCTGATCAATCAGGCCTTCCGCAGCCCTGGCATTTCGAGGCGATGGGCATGACCGATGGCTAAACGAGCCCGCACCATCTACGTGCCGGTCGACAAGGTGATCTGCGCGCCATGCCTCCACCCGACCAAGGGGCTACCGGCAATCGTCGCCAACTACTTCGCGCACACGATCATGGATCCGCCGTACAGCGAATGGGTCCACGAGAAGAAGATGAGCGCGAGTACCAAGGGAGGAACCGTGCGCGGCAGCCCTGGTCCTGCGCCTGTGACGTTTCCACCCCTCACGCTAGATGAGATAAGCAGGGTGGCGGCGGAGGTTGTTCGCACGACGCGCGGATGGGCGGTCATCTTTTGCGCGGATGACGACATTCGCGCGTGGCGCGATGCGCTGGCGGCTGCGGGCGCGCGCCGCGGTGTGACTTGCATCTGGACCAAGCCGAATGGCGCCCCGAAGTTCCACGGCGATGGCCCTGCGCAGCCGTGTGAGCACATGGTGACTGCGTGGTGTGGCGACGGACGCTCTGTGTGGAACGGCGGCGGTAAAATGGGGCACTACGTTTGCAGTCGAGTGACTGGGAACTACAGGCACGAAACACAGAAACCGGTTCGCCTCATGAAGAACCTGATCCTAGACTTCACGAAGCCGGGCGACCTCATCGCGGACCTGTACGGCGGCGGGGGCACGACGGCTGTAGCGGCAAAGCAATGCGGTAGGCGCTACGTGCTGTGGGAGGTCGACTCGAAGCACACGAAGGCGTCGCGCAGATGGATAGCGGGCACGTCCGAGCAGCTAGACATGGAGCGGGCGTACCATCGAGCGCGTGCGGGTGCGTTCGATGCAGGTGCCACGAAACCCCCGAAGGTCACACAGTCGGAGCTTGCGCTGGATGCCCCTGAGCCTACCTAATATCCC